ATTAGATGTCGAAGTAGGTCCTCTTCGGTACGGTAGGGTGTGCCGTGCCAATTAGGGTAGCTCAATACAGATGCCTGGTGTGCATGGTTGAGTATGAAAGACTTCTTCACGTTTAGTTGTGCATTGAAGTATTTCAGTGCGACAGCGCTAAGCATGACTAGGAAGTCATTTCCGTAGATACGATACATTTGCTCAAAGAAGCGGACGATAGAATCGTCGCCCTGAAAGCGTGCCCAAAATTTCTCATTTGTGACGTCGACGCCGAGTTCGATCAAGCATGTGTAGATCATGATTGCGTTAGCGAAGGTGTCCATGAGTTGGGTCTGTTGGTATCCTGAGCCGAAACCATTCCAGTTCCATTGCCAAAGTTCGCCATTTGGTAGCAAGATGGGCGTGCCTGTGACGGCGTTGCACATCCATTGCCAAAGACGCTCGATCCGTTCTGGATTGCGAGGGTTAGCGTTGGGATATTGGTTTGTTGGTTCGTAGCGAGTGAAGTCGAAGTATTGTCTCCAAATCGTGTGAACGATACGGATGAGTTGGTGCAGTAGACGTTTGTCAAACTGGCTCCAATCGAGTCCGCAGACCGTTGATGGTGGTCCGTGTTCATAGATTTCTGAGAATAGTCTTCTCCATCCTCCTTTGCTCATTTCTCTTCCCCAAAGTAGACGTCCTGCGTCTGTGTTCAAGTAGCTGGCTTGTAATGGCCAGATGAAGGGTTGCTCCGTTTGAAGCATGAGTTTGGTGGCTCCGAATACGCCTCTTAATTTGTCTGGCTCATTGTGAGCGACAACGTGAGATCGTACGTGAAGAACATTCCAGTAGTAGGGTACGGGTTTTCCGTCCTTCCAGAATGGTTCCTCTCCTTCCTTGATTTTGTGGATGAGTGGTCGGTTGTAGATGAAAATCTCGTCGTACAGATTGTGGAATGAGATGTGGTCGTTCTCGGTTAGTCCAGCACTCTGTTTCCAAGCAAGATAAGGTCTGGTCTCGACTGGGTGGTCGAATTTCCTGAGCTTGTTGCGCTTGTTGATGTCGAATATCAGTTTTGGCTGATTTGACTCATAATCGACTGATCTGTCCATCGGTGTGAATTTGAACTTCTTGAGAGTGAAAGGCGCTTCCGCTGAGACATTGAGTGTCCAAGGATAGTAGCGTAGATCCGGGTACTGAATTGGGTACAGGGTTCTGTTCGGCCTGAATTGTTCTGTGACTGCGGCGATTGCCTTGTGAACGGTGTCGTCCATAGGTATTTCGTGAAATGGTGGTTCCATTCGTTTGAAATCATTGATGAGTCCGGTGTCGGAATAATCTGATCGTCGGTTTGTCAAGACTTGGTCGATTTCTTCGTCGGTGAAGAATTTACGCATTTGTCTTTCTAGCCATTCGTTTCTGAAGGCCATTGATTCTCGAGCTTGTTCCCATTCATTGTGATAGGGCATTTCGTCTTTTAAGAGACTTCGAAGGTAAGTGAGATTGTTCATTGTAGTGGGTTCTGACTGGTTACAGTGCGGTAGGTCCTAGTGTGTCGAATCGTAGTTGTTGAACGGAAA